GGGCGATGTCGAGGCCGATCGAGCCGGTCGGAATGCTCTCGACCGCCATCCGCTTGGAGGCTTCGCCGAGCCGCATGATGGCGCCTTTGCCAAACTGCTTTTCAATATTGCCGACAACAGTCTCGATGGCTTTGGCCTTGTCGGCTTTGGAGCCGGGGCCCTCGGCCGCTTGGGCGCTTGCCATGCCGGCCGTGCCCACCAGCGCCAAAACGCCCGCGACAGCGCCGACCTTGCCCAGCTTGGGCGCTGCACCTTTCAGGAACCGGCCCGAAGCGCCCAGCACGCCGGGTGCCTTTGTTGCAGCCGGTGCCACCTTGGCGGCAGAGGCAGCCACCCCGGCCGTGCGACCCACGCCCGCCGCAACGGCGTTGCCACGAGCGATGTCGGCAACGCCCTTGCCGATCTTCCATACGGCGCGCCCGGTCCTGAACGCCAGAATAGACGCCAGCACGCCGCCGATGGCGACGGTGGCCTTGGGCGATTCCGCCGCCAGCTTGCCGACGGAGTTGCCGGCGCCGGCGGCAAGATCCGCCACGCCATCCGTCACGGGCTTGAGCGCATCGCCAATGCGGCGCATGGCTTCATCCCACGCCTGCCCGACTTCGGCCCATTTCTGTTTGGAGCTGGCGCGGCGGTCTTCCAGGTCTTTCTCGATCTCGCCCGCCGCCTTCGCGCCTTCGTTCTTCAAGCGCTGGTACAGGTCGGCGTTCTGCATGTAGGCCGTGAGGGCAGCCTTAACCTGCATGTCGTTGAAGAGATCGCCGGTCTTCATGGTCTCTTCAAACGCGCGCATCTGCGCTTCGCGCTTGGCGGGGTCGGATTCGCTGTTGAACTGCTTTGCCGCGGCGGCAAGCTGCTGGGCCTTCTGTGGGTCGGCCTGCTCGATGTACGCGCGGGCCAGCACGAAGGAGGCTTCCATCGTGCTCCAGCCCTTGCCGATGGCCTCGCGCATCTTGGCCTGATAGTCGATGCCGGCTTTGGCGTAGTTGCCGGCCGTCTCTGCGCTTCCGATCTTGGAGAACCAGTTCTTGGTGTTGTTGGCGGCCTCGTCTGCGCTGCCGGCCGTCTTCATCTGCACCTGCAGCAGCGCGCCGAGCTGCTCGACCGATGAGTTGCCGACAATGCCCAGCTTCTGCATGTCGGCCAGCAGCACCGGGAACCAGCGTGCCATGTCGCTCGATTCGAAGGAGCCTTCCTTGCCCTGAAACGCGATGGTTTCGAGCGCCTGCGCCATCTTGGCCGGGTCGGCAATCTTGGCGTTCTGCTCGAGCGCCTGGATCATCCGCGCGGTTTCCTTCGGATCGGCGCCCTGGCTGACGGAGAACTTGCCTACCAGCGGGGCGAACGACAATGCGCGGTCCACATCCATGCCGCCCGCGACCATCTGGTTGACGGCATCTGCCAGCACGTTGCGGCCGATGCCGCTTTGCTGCGCAGAGGCGGCAATGCCACTGCTCATCTCGCGCTCCTTGTCGGTGCGCGCCGCGCCCGCCTTGATGGCAATGTCGCGGATGATGGCTTCGTAGTTGGCGGAGATGGCCGTCGGCACTGCGGCGGCAGCGACAAACTTGCCGGTGTCGCCGATGGTATTGCGCAGGCTGTCTCGGCCACTGGCGACGAGCTGGGTGCCGCGCGCACGCAGTTCCAGCCCGCGCGCGGTACGGCCGAGCCGTTGATACGAGCGGTCGAGCCGGTCGACCTCGAACCCGGCTTCGCGCAGCGCGCGGGTGTTGCGCTCGATTTTGATGCGCACCTTGTCTGCCGCGCGGTCGCCGGCGGCGTGCAGATCGCGAAACTCGCGCTGCAGGCGTTGCGTCTCGCCAATGGTGTTCTGCCAGACACGGGCCTCGCCGGCACGTTTCTTCAGTGCGTCGAGCTTGCTGCCGACCTCGTTGACGGCACGGCCCAGTGTGGAACTGACCGCACCGCCGATGAGGATGCCGAGCGCAATGTCTTTTGTTGCCATCCGTGCTCCTCTGCGTCAGTCGGTCAACCACCACACCATGTCGTCGACCGTCATGGCGTCAATGTCAGAGGGGCTGACGCCCATCGCCAGCAGGCGCTTGGCCAGCCGTTTCAGGTCCGGCATCGGCAGCCTCGCGGTCGGCCAGCAGCCGAAAGTAGCCGCGCTGGACGCGCTGATAGTCGACGTAGGTCAGGCCCTCGATGTCGTTCTGGCCAGCGGTGGCGAGCGAGGCGAACAGCAGGATCTCGCGCAGTTCTTCATCGCCGCCCGACTGCTGGCCGGCGACGCGCATGTCGCGCACGGTGGGCTGGCGCAGCGTGAGCGCATCGACCTTGACGCCGTTGACTGTGGCAGGAAACTTCAGCTTGATGGTGGTGGTTTGCATCTTGGTGATTCTCTGGAGGGGTCTTACATGCCGATGGCGGCGCGCACTTCCGCGAGCTGGTCAACGCCGTCAATGACGCGCTTGCAGCCGAGCACGTCGATCTCGTGCCAGACGCGGCCGTCGATTTCGAGCTTGTAGTAATCAGCGCTGACGGAGTACTTGGATTCGGACTTCTCGCCGGGCTTCCACGAGCCGGGATCGACCTCGTAGAGCATGCCTCGCAGGACGAGCACGACGCTGCGGGTCTTGCCGTCTTTGGTGCGCAGAGCACCGCGGAACGTGCCGTTAAAGGCGTTCTGATCGGCCAGCCCGAAGAGCTTCAGCACGGCGGTGGACAGCGTGACGAGCGAGAACGAGGCTTCCATCGCCTCCATGCCCATGTCCAGCTTGACGGGCGCATCCATGCCGCCGCCGCGGTAGTCCTCGGTCTTGATCTTGAGCTTGGGCGGCGTCAGCTCCGACGCCTGCCCCGCCAAGTTCGTGCCATCCACGAACAGGTTGAAGTTGTAGAGTGTCTCGGGTACCAACTTGCACCTCCGTTATTTGGTGTCGAGCACTTCGGTCAGCCACTCGTTGGTGACTTCGAAGCGGAAGATCGGGTTTTCTGCGGGGATGACGTCGGTGAAGCGCACGTTCCACACGACACGGCCCTGCTCGATCTGGCTGGCGGTGTTGAGCACCGGGTCTGCGTAGACCTCGAAGTTGATCAGCGCGCCCGCGTTGCGTTGGTCGCGCATGAACGCCTGCAGGCCTTCAGTGACGTCGTGCACGTACGTTTTGGTGATGCCCCTGTCGACCGCCCATTTGTGGCCGGCCTGCGCGGCGTCCATGAGGATGTCCAGCGTGCGCACGCGCGTGACGAACGACCATTTCGGGTCGGCAGACAACGTGCGGTTGCCCCACAGCCGATAGCCACCGTCGCGAATGACGGTGGCGATGCGGGCCTCGTTGAGCAGGTTCGCGCGGCAGGTCGGATCGTTGTCGAGAAACTCGATGGGCCGGCCGGTGCCGGTAATGCCCACGAATTCCTTGTTGGACGGCGACGCCCAGTAGCCGTATTGCGCATCGGTGTAGGCGAACAGGCCCGCAACAAAGGCCGATGCCGGTGCGTCGACCTCTGCGTTGGCGGTGGTATCCCACATGCGCACGCCTGGATCGACCATGTACAGGCGCTTCGAACCGAAGTTCTTGGCATACGCGAGCGCGGCTTCGTCGGTGGTGTTCGGCCCATCGATGATGCCGATGGCGCGCAGCTTGGAGGCCAGTGCGTCCACGGCCGTCGCCACTGGCTGGCGTGCGGTGAACCCCGGCGCGATCAGCAGGCGCGGTTGCACGTTGAAGCGTGATTTGGCGTCGAGCAGCGATTGCAGGCCGGTGCGCATGCCTGCGCCCGTGGTGCCGCCGATGACGCTGGAGGTGAGCGCGTCAGCATCGTCGGACTCCGCAACACCGGTTGCGACGATGACGGCCGAGGTGCGCTC